AGAGAAGGGTCGAATGACCTTGCAGATGCGATTGAAGATTCTTTGAACGGATACCGTGGTAGAATTTCAGGCGACGACATTTTTATAAACGGTGTGAAGCGTCAAACTGGTAAAATTCATCTGGTAGATGTACCTCATGATGGCACCGATAATTGGCAATTTCGTACCGTTCAAAGTTTCGACGTTTCCTATACAAAAATTTAGAAGGATTAAAACATGCCAGCTTACTACGTAGGTGAAGGTGCGACCGCTACATTTCCCGGTATTACATCGGCTTGCGCTCGCAGTATTTCTATTTCCGGGTTTTCGGTAGATAAGATCGACGCAACTTGCCTCGATAGCGACAACTTCAAAGAGTACGTTCCATCGTTCTTGAAGGAACCCGGTGAAGTGTCGGCAACATTTAGATTCACTGGAGAGTTGCCAGTCGCATCTGTTGGCGATGTCGGAACAGCGACGATTTCCTTTGGACTTCTCGATGGTGAAACAACCGCAGCATCTTTGACTGGAAGTGGATTTCTAACAGATGTTTCGACATCCGAGATCAATGGTTCATCGCTGGTTGAGATGACGGTTACGTTTGCTTTCGATGGCGTTGGAACGGAACCATCGTTCACAGCGGCTTCTTAATAGAAGGTTAAGCGATGAGTCGAGTGGAACTACGAAAGCACATGGGGATCGGTTTAGGATCAGGTAAAGAAGTGTTCCTAAATCAGTACATCGTGATGCTCGACGGAAAGCAGGTCGGTTACAAGGGTTGCAATCACGGCGACCCTATTAACCTAACCTCCCGAATACCTAGCGATCTTATTAGGGTCGTTAAGGATGAAATCGATCTCCTTCTGGGAGATGAAAGTAAGGCGAACGAGTTGATCGGAACTTGGTCGCATGAGGACACTACAGAAACTGAACAGGGAGAAACTGAAGATGACATCTTTGACTCGTGAGGCACTGCTCGCACTGAAACCTGCTCCCAAGGAGATCGAGGTAGAAGGGCTTGGCAAGGTTTTTATTAAACCACTGACTGAGCTACTTCGTTCGAGAAGGCTTGCAGAACTATTCGATGAAAAAGGTAAGTCTGACAAAGCTACGCAAGAGAAGCGTCGAGCTAACATGATTATCGACCAAGTGTGCGATAAAGATGGGCAAGCGATGTTTACTCAAGCAGACCTCAAAGACATCTTAGAGTTAGATGGTGCGAAGCTCGACGAGCTTGTTCATGCGATCTTAGATTTCAACACGGATGACGAAAAAAAAGATCAGGGCGAGTAGAAAAGCTAATCAAGCATTTCAAGAGAAATCATCGATTGCGTTGGGCGTTTATCGTTTGCCAAAAGCTAAACATAGATGACCCAGTTCATTGGATGAACGCTGTAAGCCCCACGTTGCTTGACCAGTGGATTGCCTTTGAGATCGTTCAAAAAGACACAGGAGAAACCACCTCGGGAGATCCTGAAGATACTAAAGAACAACTCAGCAACATGGTGAAGCAATGGCAAAAATGAGAGCAGGCGTAGACATTGCTAGTTTAATGCAAAAAGCATTAAAGAATGTTCAAAATGACGTTCAGTTAGCAATGCACAGGGAAGTCGCTGAAAAGCTGGGAATGGCAACTTCTATCACTATTCAAATGCAAATGCGAGCTAAAGGTATACGCAGAGCAAAAGCTACAGGTACGCATCTAAAGAGATCCGCAAAGGAACAGGCGGCAGCTAATAAGTACGGTTCAATGATGGATACGCACTACAAAACGTGGTTCCAGCTAGACATGAATCGAACAATGGTTTTCGGCGGACAAACGCTTTCTGCTTACAAAGCTAGATTTAGAAACGATGGGTGGAAGAACCATCATTATTGGGAAAAGAAGGGTCCGGGAAGCGGATCTGGCAATGATTATCCCGGTGAGCATTACATCGAAGCATCACAAAAGATCCTTCGCCGCGAAGCACCTAAATTGATTGCTGCCGTTGCAAGGCGAGTGCTTACGCATCCAAAGTATTTCAAAGTCAAACACAAAGTCGGAGTTTAGGAGTCAAGGATGGCAAAGACAACGAAACTAATCGGCTACGGCATTAGCTTTGACATGAAGTTGGTTGGTGGTGTAAAGACTGCTAATGACTTCGAGCGTGTGGGCAAGACGCTCACAAAAAGCCTTAATAAATCTACTAGGCAAGTGAAGGATTTTGAACTTGCACAAGAGCAGTTAAATCAAGCTCTACAAAAAGGAGCTATTACTCAAAAGCAATATGAGCAGCAATTAACAAGCCTCAAGTTCAAAGAGATAAAAAGAGTTCAAAGACTTGAGAAAGAAAAGCGAGCCGTTCAAGGTCTGGATCAGCAAGAATCACTACTTGCTAAACGTAGGCAACAACGCGCACGAATGGCAGGGATGGCTGCCTCTGGTGTTAGTGGTCTAGGCATGGGAGGTCGTGCTGCCGGTGCTGCTAGGTTCTTAGGTGGTACAGCAGGTCTTGGTTTGGGTGCTGCATCGATGGGGGCTGGTTTTGCTGGACTAAGCTTGGTGAAGGAATCTATCTCAGCTTTTGCAGACTTAGAAGCTAAATTAGCTGGATTAAAAACTCTATTTGGCGAAGAATTGGGAGTAACGCTTACCGATCAGTTTAGAGAATTAGCGAAAACGACCATTCTTACGAACAACCAGTTGATCGAGAACGCAAGGACATGGGCTTCTTATGGTCTGACGACCGAAGGACTAACTGACCGGCTTAAAAGACTGGGTACGGTAGCAGGTGGTAACTCAGAAAAGTTCAGGTCATTGACGATTGCTTTTGCGCAGGTCAACGCACAGGGCAAGCTGATGGGACAAGAGAAGAATCAGCTTATCAATGCTGGTTTTTCTTTGCAGGCTGTTGCTGATGCAGCAGGGATCTCGATGGAGAACTTTGCCGATGCAATGAAAGATGGTGAGATAACCGCAGAACACCTTAATGAAGCATTGATGAAAGTTACGAGTGAAGGAGGTCTGTTTGCTGGGTATCTTGAAAAGCAAGCAGAAACTATCAATGGAAAGATGACCGTACTTACTTCTGCTTGGGAAGAATTTTTGCAAACTTTAGGTAAGTCAGAGAAAGGTCCGGCTGGAAAATTTTTAGACAAGATGATTTATGCTGTTGAGAAAGCTACAGACTTTGCCGAGTTCATGCAGACAGGAGAATTTAATCTCGGCTTAGGGTCTGGGACTGAAATGAGTCCTCGTTTTGGTGGAGCAGGAGGCGTAGAGACTGGCTTCGATTTCGGAGATATATCAAGCTCGATTGATCTTCTTGGCGGATTGACTGGTGGATCGCTTGAGCCTCTTTCAAGGATTATTCTTAGCACAGGTTTGTTTGGAGAAGATGCTTCAAGTGCAGCAGAATTGTATTTCAAGGCTGTAAAATACTACGCAGACAAAGGCTCTTTAGGGAAAGATGGTTTTGCGACACCTGAACTTCGGGAAGCTAGTACATTAGCTGAAATGCAGGCAGAGGTAGCGGAGAAAAATAAAAGGATAGCAGAAAGGCGTTCTTTGGAAGCAGCAATCATTGATCCTCAAACAACTGCTGAGTCTTTTCAGAAACTTATTGACTCTATAACTAGCAAAGGGTTGCTTGATGAAGTAATGAAAGGAAGTGCAACTGGATTAAAATATAAAGATGTTGGAGAGGCTTTGTTTGGTGGTGATGACTCCGTAAACCTCATGGAAACAATGGGAGAACAGTGGGAGGAAGAAAGAAGGGAGGCACAGCTTAATAGACTTGAGAGGGAGATGCAGGCATTACAAGACCAAGAAAAAATGGCGAATGAACGCCATGATTTTGAAATGTCATTGCTCAAGATGCAAGAATCCGATTTGAATAAGAGATTAAGACAAGACAAGAAGATTGCAGCAGGTCCATCTCAAAGAGATGCAATGTTTACCGGAGGGTCAGTCGAGGAGTTTATGTTTCTTCGTCGGCAGACTCAGGAGAATGAGACTGCTGTTGCAGTAAAAGAAGCGGAGGATCGTGCTGCTGAGCAAAGAAGGCAAATAGAGGCAGACAGAAAGGCAGCAGACGAAAAAAGAGACATTGCAATAACTGAACTAAAGACTGCAATAAATGATCTTACAATAAAAATCAGTAACCTAGACTAAGCAGAGAAACCAATGGCAACCATAACAAGATCAGACTTCTCAGTGACTACCAGAATTACAGCAAGTAATGCTGCTGGTGCTGGTATTACCGTCAACAAGTCTTTTTCTCAAGACAACAAGAACAGCAGTTCGGTGATCGTTCCTGACCAAGTGCTTTTGCTTGATAAAGAAGCGATCACATCAGGGACATCGCTTACGGTCGATTTGTACGATCTTGGCACTCTTGATGTAGGTGCTGGTGCAGGCGATGACAACTTAGGCGAAGCACATGCTAATAGTGCGATCAACAGTATCGTTATTCAGAACGATGGTGATTCTGCTGGTACACTAAGGATTAACCAAACGGTTGCTAATTCATGGTCAGGGCTTCTTGGCGGAAGTAATCAGATCGATCTCCCTGCTGGCGGTTTCTTCGCTCTTTCATACGGAGCAACAGGTAACGCGGTGACAGATGCAAGTAGTCATCTTGTTCAACTCGATGCAGTAAGCGGTGATGTAACAGCGACACTTATCTTTGTTGCTAACTAGGAAACAGCAATGGCTTTTAATTTTAGCGTTTGCAAGGTTGGCGACGATAGCTACCGAGTATCTGGCTCGACCGGGCAAGGTAGTAGTCGCTCGACAACACAGAACTTTACGCAGGCTTACATCGTCAAAACTTTTGATGCGGATGGAAGCCAGTACTCGGGAAATCCTTCCGATATCAACACCGCTATAGTCGGCAGAGCAGATGGACTTCCACTGGTTCAGCGAAGCATCTACTACGATTCTGACTCAGGCGTTGTTCATCCCTATGCAATTTGTATTAGTAAGGACGTTAAACGCAGGAAAGATGCTCCTACCATCTTCGATGTTACCTGCACGTTTCAAGCAAAAACTGAATCTGAAAGCGAGCATAACGAACTTCCCAGCAGTCCAGAG